GTTTTAGTTAGTTTTAAGTGTTAACGTGACAAACGAATTACCATAAGTGCGGCGCACTTTCGAGCCTTTAGGAAATTAAAAAGTAGAAAGGAAGTGATTTGTTGGCCAGTACTTCTTCTGGACGTGGGGGTCCCTGTGAGAGGGGGAAGTCAAGCGAGCAGTGACTTCAGCTTTTGTGGGGAAGTGAGTGGTTGGAATGTCGAAACCGTAGATAGGTTTGGACCAATCCAAATAGTCGATGTCAGGGCGGTAGCCTTGGAAGTGAAGATATTGATAGATATTTTCACAAGTCCATCTGACGAATCGATGGTTGTTGGCGTCTGCGTAGCAGATGCCGACGGCACGGCTCATCAGTTTAGATGGTGTGTCGTTGTAGTTCTTCGGATGGTACAGTTGAGCCAGGAGTTGGACCGGGTCACGGTATGGGTATCCGTTGTTGTTCTCGTAGCTGAGAACAGAACTGCGGTGGATAGCGTTCGTTATTGATGATTTATCATCGGAACACTTTCCGGCGAACATAGATTCTGCTGTCTGAGAGAAAGCGAGCAGAAAAGGTTCGTGTTGGTTAGCTGGGATGTAGGCCAGCAAGCCTGTGAGTGAGTCGTCGCCCATAAGCTTGAGCATGTCGTCTGGTGTGACGACGAAGCCCATCTTTGATAGGACAGCGACAATCATGAGACCATTGTAGAATGAGTCTCCGAATTGGGTGGTGTACAGACCAGAGGGTTGGCCTGCGAACTTGCGGCGGTATCGCTTACCGTTGGGGAGTCGGCAAGGACTGTCTTCCATAGCACGTTCAATCCAGTCCCAGACATTCTCGAGTTTCGAGCGAGGGGTGGAAGAGTGTGGATATTGGACAGTTGGGATGAAACCGTCATCGAAGTTGAAATATGTTTTCCAACGTGCGCGGATGTCGCGCCAGACGTCAAAAAACGTGCGCATGTCGAATTCTGACCAGTCAAAGGACAGAATCGTCATAGCGTGAGACCACTTGGCGTGGTACTCAGCGTTCAAGCGGCACCATCCTCCATTCAGTGTTTCGTAGTTCCACAGAAGTGGACTGTCGATAACTGAGAAGTAGGTGTTGAACAGCGGGTAGAAAAACATCGCTTCGGCGAATATCATTGTTTTCGGGCAACCGAAAACTGAGCGTACCTTGTCACCTTTACTGGAGTTAACCAGTGCGGGTTTGGCATGCATAGTGATGTCGAAGAGATGTGCCTGTTCTTCTTGGCCTTTATAGATGTGGCCGGTTTCTGGGTCGACGTATTGTCGCCAGTGACCAGT